GGGGCCGTCGAAGGCGATCGCCCACGTCTGGCCCATCTTCTCGACCACGCCACGAAGCTGCAGCTCCATGAGGCGCAGGGCGCTGACGTTGCTGCGGACGTTGATGCTCATGTGATCGAGACCTCCACGTCGAAGAACACCGTCGCCAGCGCGCGGTTCAACTCCGCGATCCGGTCGCACGACGTCGGCCCCGAGCGGCGCACGCTCACGATGGCCGGGGTCGTGCCCGACCACGCGGTCGCCTGCGTCGCCGCCGCCTCGATGGTGTCGAGGTCGGAGGCCGCATCGATGCTCGCGCCGTCGAAGCTCCCGCGGGCCGTGGCGCTCACCGAGAGCGCATCGCGGCCGAAGAGGTAGCCCACGCGCAGCGCAACGCGGATCAGCTTGTAGCGGGGCGACATCGCGCGGTTGATGCCCGTCTCGCCCGTGCGGTAGTCCGTGGCCACGATCCCCACCGACACGCCGCGGTGAAAGAGCGCGCCAGGAAACTCCGGGTCGGTGATGTCGGCGTGCGCCTGCACGCCCTTGAGCGTGGTCACCGCCGCGACCGCGAGCGCCTGGATCTTCGCAGGGATTGCCGAGAGGTCAGCCACGGCCCCACCCGAACCCGCGGCCGGTGCCGCGCACGTCGTCGATGGGCTGCGCCCGCGCGATCTCGCGCTCGAAGCTGTCGCGGAAGAACGCCGCCTGCTGCGCGAACTGGTCGCCCGTGCCCTCGCGGGCGATCTGCTGCACGCTCTCGAAGAGCAGCGCGAGCACGAGGTCCGTCTCCGCGCGCGTCACACCGGCCGTGCTCGACACCGACGCCTCGGTGATCCCGCGCTGCGCGAGGACCTCCACCACCTGCCCGTGGGCGGCGGTGATGAAGTCGTCAAAGTCCGTGACCGCGGCATCGCCACGCGCGACGGCTGCAGCCGAGAAGGCCGACAGCGCGCCGCGCGCAGCGGTGGAGCGGGCGTCGACCGTGGTGGTGGTCGCCCACACCATCAGCGGCCCCGCGCGGGCTTGATGGGCTTGGCGGGGAGCACCGGCGCCGCGGGAGGCGCCGGGTCAACCGGGACCTCCCACGGGCCGACGATGGTGAGCGTAGGACCGATGCACCCGATGAGCCGCGTCGCGGCCTTCTCCGTCACGCCGTTCTGCGCCACCCCGTCGACGAAAGACACGCCGTGCGGCGCGATCATGCCGAGGTGCCCCGTGAACGCGGGATACGCGAGACGGAGCAGAAAGACGGCGTCGCTGCGGGCTTCGGAGACGGGCATGGCGGACTCCAGCGGGTGCGGGTCAGGTCAGTTGGTGATCTCGTCGGCCATCGCGATGGCCAGGTCGGAGCGCACCGCGAGGCCCATGTAGGCCTTGACGCGCACCTTCTGGCTGTCGGTGGTCGAGTCGGTGCCGAGGTTCAGCACCGTGACGCCGTTCTCCGACGCGATCAGCTCGTGGGCGAGCTCGTCGCCCATCGCGCTGTCGGAGTAGAAGCCGTGCACGCCCTCGTCCGCGTCGAGCGACGCGCAGAAGACCACCGCGCCGGTGCTCAGGGAACCCTTGGCGCGGTTGAGCGGGCAGTAGTCCGACACGAAGATCGGGATGCCGTTGTAGCTCGGGACCACCACGGTCTCGCGCAGCGCCGGGATGTAGTTCTGGGAGACCTCCATCATGGTCACGCCGCCGAGGGCGCGCAGGAGCGCCATCACGCTGCGGCGCGTGCGGCTGTTCATGACGTAGGCCTTGCCCCGGCCCACCTTCACGAGGTCGGCGAGCTGGTCGAGCGTGGCGAGCGCGATGGCGTCGCCGTTGGAGCCCGAGGAGCTCACGGTCTGCCCGCTGGTGATGAGCCGCAGCAGGCCGTCCACCTCGGTCGTGCTCGAGGTCGGCGCGAACGTGAACACCGTGGTGCCGTTCGCCGAGAGCGTGCCGGCGAGGGTGACGTTCACCCACTTGTCCTCGTTCGAGGAGTAGACCTTCACCGCCGTGGCGTAGGTCACCGCGGTGCCGTACTCCGCATCGCCCGGGGCCTTGTACTGCACGGTCGTGCCCGAGTGCGTGTACTTGATGAGGCCGGGGCCGAGCGCGGGGTCGTGGCCGGGGCCCACCACGATGGTCGCGCCGGACGCGCCGGACGAACCGAGCTCGGCGACGGTCACGGTCCAGTTCGCGTTGCCGGTGATGATGTCGTCGCCGTACGTGCGGCCGATCGACTTCGACGCCTTCGAGATCGCGATCGCCTTCGCGTTCGCCATCGAGGTCTGTGCGGCGTCGAGGGTGTTGATGGCCTGGTCGACCACGAGCGAGCGGCAGTACGCCGACACGCGCGAGAACGTGAGCGCGTCGGTCACGCTGATCGTCGCGCCGGGCGAGGGCTTCGACACCGCGGGGAGCGCCTTCTCGCGGTTGAAGTCGAAGGACTTCCCGCGGACCGGCACCAGCGGCAGGTTCGCCACGAGCTGATCGGACGTGACGATGTTCTCGATCACGCCCTGGATCAGCGGGTTGTTGGAGAGCTTCAGCAGTTCGACGAGAGAGAGGGCCATGACGTGTGCTCCTGGTTCTTCGGGGCGGGAGACATGGCCCGCCGCCGCTCAGCGACCCTTGAGGGACGCCGCGATCTTCTCGGTCGGAGACATCCCGGCAAACGCGGACCGACCACCCGCGCTCCCGCCGCCGCCGTGGGCTGCACCGGCGCCGCCCGCGGCCTTGAAGAACGGGGCCAGGTGGTCCCGCTCGATCTTCTCCCACGCGGTCGTCAGCGGCTCGCGGTCTTGCTCGGAGCCCATCACCGCCACCACGTGCTCGTTGCCTTGCTCGTCGACCTCGACGCGCAGGCGGTCCGTGACCTCCCGCATCGCCGCGGTGGCGAGCGCGGGGTTGAAAAGCTTGGACGCCACCGCGTTCATGCGGCCCGACGCCTCGGCGCGGATCAGCAGCGCATGGCGCTTCTGGCGCTCGGTCTTGCTCAGCGTGTCGAGCTCCCCGATGCGCTTCTCGAACGCCTCGCGCTCGCGCTTGCGCTCCAGATCCGCGCGCTGCGTCGCCGAGAGCTTGGCCTCCTCGGCACGCGCACGGTCGGCCTCGATCTCCGCGAGCCGCGCCTTGAGGCTCTCGGCCTCGGCCACCGCGGGCTCGAAGGTCGCGCGGAGCTTGCGCGTCTCGCGCGCAAGGATCGCGTTGACCTCGCTCTGCGTCAGGGTCTTCTCGGGTGCGGGCGACGCCTCGGGCGCCTGCTGCTGCTGCTCATCCACGAATCACGCTCCCGCCGGGGTCGTGTCCCCGGCCGTTGGCCCCGCGAG